GCCTCCGTTATGCCATGCATAAATGCCGGCATAACCGTCCAATCGCGTCTGGTACTTCGGCGTAAGAACCGGAATACGCACCTCAGCGCGCTGCAAGTTCCGTCCCCACCTCTCGGCGGGTTCGTAAAACTGCTTTGCCTGAAGTCCTAACCATGAAGATAAGCTAAAAAGGCCCAGACTAAGGGCCTCGCTAGCAAGATCAACGTAGGCTAGCCATGACGCGTAGGAGTTAACTGTATGGGCACGTGGCTTTAATATACGGCGACTTTTGCCGCCATATACCCACTCACCACATGATTCCCTCACAAATGAGGTAATACATGTTTTAGAGTGGTTGACTTGCATGCCCAATGCTGTTAGCACATTACACACATGAACGCCACACCACGCAGGGACAATAATATCATCCCCAAAAACGCGTGTATATGTGACGCCCTTATGTGGCTTGTCCTCCTGATAAACGCGAACCGCGCTATAGGCTAATGCCCACAGCACTAAGGTTTGCACAGGAAAACAAAGCGCAGATCCCATTGTGGCAAAACACGTAGAAACGTGTCCGTTCACAAGAGGGGTTCTATAACGGGCTAAAATACGGTAAATCCAACTAGGAAACAGAAATTTCACCAATTTAAGTGAGATTCTGTCACTAGCGTCGGACAAGTCGATGGTTGCAAAGCGTGTGTCGAAACACATGCGGCGCGACGTCCCAACATGTTCGAAATTAATATACCGTTTAGTCAAGGGATGCTTATGTATAAGCCTATATAGTTCACTCATGAGGCCTTGTTGGCCAAATTGGTGTTCTTTAGGCTCGACGCATATAACCCGAGGACCACGAAAGTCTTTGGGTACACACGTCACACGAGCATTAGGGAGTCCTAGAGGTTTTTGCCTCTGAGTAACCTCATTACACCATTGGAAAATCCTTTGGTTTATCTGAGGAAACTCTACAAACTCCCACTTCCTTGCAGCCGTTTCATGACCTGCTACTGCACCAGGCCCATGTTTGCCCCACGGCTCCTTACGGAACCGCAAAAGGCGATGGACTTGGTCATAACGAGGGTCGAAGATCTCTTTAATCAACCTCCGAGCTTTGAGCAACACTTTTCGTTGCCGGCCTTGTAAGGCCAGGTTAGAAAGGTGATCCTTATTAGGGCGTGTAATACGCTCTAGGAAGGCGCTTTCAGCTTTTTCATTGAGGTTGCGAGATACGATGGGGTACCGACTCCAATATAGAGTCACCTGACGCAGCAGAAAAACTGCATAGCCCGATTTCTCATTGGGTTCTAATACCTCACCATGAGTTCCAAAAATCTCCTTAAAATAGGAGTGGAACACCTTCGGTAGCTTAGTATTCTTTTTGAGTGGCCAACCTAAAGGTACCTGTAAATAGG